TGTTAGTTTATCGAAATACATAGTAACCTTACCTAGCTTACCTACAATCTTTGGCTTGGCTTTTACCACAGTGATCTCCACTTGATTAGGTTCATAGGGTACGCCATTGCCGTCCTCTAAACCGAAGGGGCATCGCCATACATTGATTATCATCATACCCTTTCTGGACCACTGCATTCCCCCGGCTATGTCATTCATAGTAGGTTTGTCTACATAGGCTACGCCATTCTTGTACTTGGCTTGTTGGTGCTTTGTGTGTACGGTAACAATGGTATGGTAGTTCTTATCACTAGAATGCTTACGCACCTTAGTTAGGACTTGACCAATAGCAATGTCATCTCTAACACCTTGACTCACATCAGTTCTAATCTCTGTAAATGGATCGATGAAGCACCCATCAATCTCTGTGAAGTATTCATTTTCTATCTCTTCTACAGCTGTGTAGAAACCTTCTATGGATAAATCCTGAAGACCACTGTCCACGATATAGAAGTGTGAGTTTATAAATTCAAATGCTTTCTCTGTCTCTTCATCTGTTGCTGTCATTTTATCATTAACTAGGAATGGCTTCCTTAGATATACCCATAATAGTTCAGCGAAGACCTCCGTTGGTGAGCCTGTCTCTGGCGAGTACACTGCCCATTTCCAACCACTATATTCTGATAGGTTCATCATCAGTTCAAATCCAAACTGCGACTTACCTTGGTGTGCTCCCGCATAGATATATGTGGTGCTACCTTTCTTCATAGAATATTTATCAAACAAGGAATCAAAACCTGTCCATTGTCCTTTCTTTACCCCATCTTTTCTCAGCGAGGTCAAATTGCCCTTAACCTCATCTGCTGTGTATACAAACTTGCTTATACTCATTGTTATTCTTCTTTATAGTGAAACGATCTTCCTAGTTCTTTTATCTCATATATTTTAACGACACCAAAGTTACTTATCTTAGCACCTGTTAGTCCATTCCTAGCCATAATTTCTATGATAAACTGTGGATCATTGTTCATCATCTCTAGCGTTGCGGCACGAGATAAGAAATCTACATCCTTATAGTGATTGGTATAGCTATTCCCTCTGTTCTTACGCCACCCGATACGAGCTTTGTAATGGTAAATCATCTGTCCTTTATCCTCACTCATATCTGTCTAGTTTCTTTTTAAGTTCTTTACAAGAAATGTATTCCCTCCTTAATATGTACCCTGATATAATCAATACTAATAGTATTACTATCATCTCTCTTTGGTGTTAAAGGTTTCTACTACTGGTGCATAACTTTGTACTACTTCCCCTTTCAGCCAAACTGAACCATTAAACTCTTGATGCATTACTTTGGGTTTCCAAAACTGCCACCAGCGAGGTGAGGATTCAACTACAAAGGTTGTTTCTAATCTGCTCCATCCGTTTAAAGATTCTGTTACTTTGATTTGTGTTTTCATTTCTCTCTTTGGTGTTAAAGGTTTCTAATTTGCGCCTATTATTATTGGTGTGCGCCTATTTTTATATGCTTAAAGTATCATTAATGTTACAAATAAGCAGATTGTAATCTGTTTATTGATACATTACACTCGTAAGGTTTTACATCTGGGATAGGTGCAGTTGTTATTGAGCGTACAACTCTCACCTTCTCTTTTGATATGCTTACACCTTTTGTTGGTGTCAACTATCTTGTGCGGTTTACTTGACATCGTTGGTTATATGTATGTGCGTATAATGTAACAATTTACCCTTATTTTGTATGTTTAAACGTACAATTTTACCCTTATTTTGTGACAATTTAAGGTTCATCGTTGTGAGGATTAAAGAAGGGGGGCAATGCCCCCCTACTATTATTTAACAGAAAAATGGAAATTAAAAAGGTAAATCAGTGTCGCTATCATTTACAGCTGCTGCACGAGGTTTCATCTCACCTTGCAACTGGATGTACTTACCACCATCACGCTTGTCCTTGATCTCTAGGTTTACCCAACCCTTGTCGTTTTTAGCGTTTGATAATACTTCAAAATCTTGTGGGCCTAATGCCACCTTAACGATTTCACCATACTTGGTGGTTACTACGTTTGTCTTTCCAACGAATACTTTGTCGCTCATCTTAATTTAATTTAGTTACTTGTTATTAATTCTTTCAAATGGTTGTACCTTCCTTCCAGGTACACATACTTCTCATACAGTGTATTAATCTTAGATGTTATAGCCTCCTCTGAGAAGTCCTCGTAGGTAGCAATAAAATCAATACACTTTTGGAAATACATCTCATATCTTCTGTCAGCTAACCTAGCCTTATGACCATCCATATAAGAGGATACTCCCTTCACATCGGTGTTGGTGATACGTGAGATTTCCCTCACACCAAATCCGTAGTAGGCAAGTACAGCACAAGACAATGCTCGTACCAATACTATGTCCTTTGTCTTCTTAGATCCTACGATATCTGCAATGCTCTTTCCAGAGACAGAAGCACAAGCGTGTAGGATTACATTCTCTTGATTATTAAAGTTCGCCATAACGTACATTATAAGGGTTAAATTCTTGATTCATAAACAGCTCCTCGTACATCTGAATAGACTTATTAAATTCCATCTCTCCAGAGTACAAGAACTCATCGGATGCTTTGAATATACCCACCTCATAAGGAAATTCCTTTTCTACTACAAGGAAATAAAATTCATCCACTCCAAAGATTTGACTATAAAGATATGCTTGTTGGTTATACATCATCCACCTTGCACCCTTCTTAAAATCCTCAAGAGATTTAGCAGTGGTCTTTAAGTCTACGAGGTAAGTAGTATCACCATCAAAGACTAAAGCATCTGCTTTTCCCTTGAACTTTAATTTAGCAAAGGTCGGAGTAATGTGTTCCATAATTCCTGGAACCTCAGCCTCAAAGCGCAGTCCCATTAATTCCTTAACCTCGTCAAGTTTGTTAAGCTTGTTAAACATATTGTGAACTGTATCGTAATCCTTCTTAGGGAGTACAAGTTTGCCACTATGCTCTAGCTTAAATTCCTTATAGTCATTTCCTCTTCGTGTTCCGTTCCACAAGACAGTGTTATCGATACCTTCAAGAAATAAAGAATGAAGGGCTGTACCCACATCAAAGAAGGAAGCTGAAGGATAAGACCACTTTCCTTGTCTCATTAAATGAAACTTAGTTGGTGATTGTCTTAGTAGCTTTAGCATACTGTTAGACAAATACTCTTTGTCAGCGTAGTACGCCTCATCATCCTTAAATTTCTCTAGTGCATCCATTATAACATATCTTCTAAAGCGTAAATCAAATCGCCTAAAGCGTGACGATCAATGCTCATTAAAAACACAGTCTCTCCGTAGAGTTTCTGCCAAACACGAACATCTTCTATGTCCTGGTTTTTTTCAAATACGATTTCAAATCCCTCGCCATTCTTAAGACTAAGTTCTTTGACCTCTTTGTCTGAGTGTTCCTCTGGATTAAAATCCATTAAGCAGATAAGATTTCTTTCTTAATCTTTGCAGTAACCTTGTACCCTGAGAGCGCATTCTCTACTGCTGATTTCTTACCATCTTTAACGGCTTCAATCATACGAGACTTAACCTCATCGGTAAGTTGCTTTAGCGAAGGAGTCGGCGTAGCCGTAGCTTTAGGTTGAGCCTTAGGCGTTGAGTTCTGCTTTGCGATAGCAATCGCCACCTCGTTTGAAGATGCAATAGAAGTGTCAATACCAATACCGAGATTAGCCAATGCACGACCCCAAGCACTTGTCTCACAATTCTCAACATAGCTTGTCTTGTTAATGTAGCTTGAAGATTTATCTTCTTGTGCGAATCCAGTAGCTATCACCATACCATCTGCGTTACAGATAGTGGCACGAATAACACAGGAATTCTCATCCAAGTGCACTACCTCAGTGGACAGAGACCATCCATTGTACTTCTCCTCCAAGCGGAAGAACTTGATTCTTTCGTTAACCTCAACATACTCCTTACCCTTGATGTTTGTGGTCTTAAACTGATACTTACTCATAGTTAATTATTTAAAGTTACACTGCTAATATAATACATTACAACACTATTCTAACACTTCTTGTGCTTTCATTATCAACAAGTTGTTAACTTGCTCCTTAGATAAACCACTGGTTCTCACTGCGTTATCTATGTCAGTGACAAACCTTTCTCTGGAAATCTTACTATGCTCAAAGATAGATTTAAAGACTGATGCCCACTGCTCTAAGGAGTCTATGGTGTAGGGGTCTCTTACATCAAGCAAGGATCTAACATTCTTATTGGCGTGGATTATCGTAGCGTGATTCTTCTCTGCCAACCACCCGATTGTGTTGTACTTCAT